GTTTGGGACATCAATCTGCGCTGCCTTCTGTATGTTCGCTGCTATCTCCTTCGAATTGTTCATACTCTCGCTCAACTCCTTCTGCGTAGTTCATGAAAAGACGGTTGAATCTGCCGGGCTGTGTATAGCCGACTTCATACTTGCCGTCTATCAGTGAGCCGATCTCGACAGTGGACTTTGTGATTGCGACGAACTCATACTGTTCATACAGCACACCTTCAAGCTGGTCGCGCATCGCATTGATCCATGCGATATGCATCGGAACTTTTACAGGTTCACTGTAGGTTGCTACCGGCTCGCCGTAATCGCTCAGCGTCCATGCCGGGGTCTGCACGTCATGTGGTTTCAATCTCATATAGCCATCATCCTCGCTTTTGACCTTATAAGTCTCTGCACTGATTCGGAATAGTCCGACTCATAGGACTCGTTGATACCGCTGTAGTTAAAGGACTGGATGCCCTCGTTGCCAAGTCGGTTATATTTTTCGACAACCATTGCGGTAACGGTGGATTCGTCCGCTTCTGCCTGATGTGTCCTTAACAGAAACTCTGCCGAGCACTGCTCAATGAGAGTAGTCAGCAGAGCGTCCTGTGAATCGTCTTCTATCTGCAATAAAGTTTTCAGGGTATCAATCTGTGCCATGATAACCCTCCTGTCTTAGTTATGCCTGTACTGTTGCTTCTTTGTATTCGTTGCACTTGCCGGCTTCTTCAACAACTACGAATACCTTTGAAGTGCCAGCAGTCCATCCGGATGCTACTGCGGATGCGCTGATGCTGTAAGCGTTGGATGATGCAGTTGCGCTTCCGATGAATTTGCCGTCAGCCTGGTACGCATATACGACTGCTCCAGTGTCAGCTGCGCCGGTGATAGTAGCGTCTGACTTATCAGCTACGCAAGTTACAGTAGTAGTCTGTGCAGGGCCCATCATGATGACCTTAGTAGCGTCAGTCAGAGCAACTACCATGTATTTACGCATGTAAGCTACGTTCTTTCTGGTGTTAGCGTCTCTTTCCTGTTCAGACTCCACGCCCTTCTTGATGAATGCTGTAACAGCTTCCTTCGTTGCGATGAATGCGCAATCATCCGGAACTGCTTTGCTTTCATATACAGGCATTCCCATGATGTGGCCGATGTAGCCCTTTCTTGCGAAGTCTTCGACGTACTTAAGCTCGTCTTTCAGCTGCTTTCTGATGGCAGCCTTAGCCTTCAGACCAACGAGCATGAACAGGCCAGCTTCTTCCTCGTAAGGATACAAAGCCATTGCATCGATGATGTCATTCAGAGCGAAGTTAGTAGTTGTCTTTGCCAGTGAGGCATGACCAAATTCCTTGATAGCCTTTGCTGTCAGGTCGTTTGCCATGATCTCAGCGAGACCCTTGAGTCCAGCATCTACATAAGTCGGGTCAGTCATTGCCTGCTCATCGTACCAAGGGAATCTACCCTGTGTTGTTCCTACGGTGTATTCTCTTTCTACGAAACCTGCATCGATGGACTGTGAGTTGCCTACGCCCTGTGCCAGATCTTCTACTGCGCCAATCGGCGTGTAAGTGTGAATCTTCTTAGTCATACCTGCTGACTGCTGCAGTGAGTAGTCCGGAGTCAGGTAGTTCATCAGATCCAGCTTAGTTGTGAGAATTGATTCGAGTTTGTTCTCAAGTACAAAATTGCTATACAGTGTACCCATTGTTGTTCTCCTTATCCTATTAGATTTTTGACAAGCTCTGGGTCAGAATCGTACATGGCTTGCTGTTCTGCGATTGGCAATGAATTGAATTTCTCCTTGGTCATCTTGCCACTCATCGCATCCGCTATCTGCGGAACTGCCGATGTCTCAGCGAGCCTTGCCTTTACTTCCCGAGCCACTTCTTTCTTAAAGAGCTTATCGAAAGAGTCAATCATCTGCTGGGCTTCCTCGGCATCAGTGCCTATAGCAAGCATGTCTGCAAATTCTGCGGACAGCCCTCTGGCACCGAGCACTTTCATGACCTCGTTCTTTGTCTGAGCGAGCTGGAAGTCCTTTAGCTGATTCTCAAGTTCAGCGATCTTCATGTCTTTTTCTGCCGTTGCCCTTGATTCCTCATCAAGCTGTGAGAGTGTCTTTTCGTTTTCAATCTGCTTCTTGAGTGCAGCGATCTCACGCTCTTTCTTCTTCATTGCGGACGTTACACGTCTGTCTGCTTCACTCTGCAGTAATGCGTCGACCTCTTCAGCCGTATAGGTCTTTACTTCTTTCTTTGTCTCTTCTGGTGTGATGTTAGTGTTTTCGTTTTCCATGTTCTACCTCCGTGAGTAACCCATGCATTGTAGTTGTGCTTTTATTGTCCGCACCCCTTTAGGACATTGTTTCCACTACTGGCAGATATGTGCATCTGCAGTTAGGATGTACTGGTATTATCGGGGCATCATTGACCGGATAGCGTTTGCCGGAATACGGCTCACACAGCTCACAGCAGTCCGACTCGGCTAAATAGTCGACCTCGGTGCAGCCAGCCTCCGTATAAGACTCAAGTGCTGCCGTGTTGTAAGCGTGTGACGCTTCCGTTCTGATAAGCCTGTCAGCCTCGTTAAACTTGACCGAGTAGTCCTCGATGAGTTTCTTCTTTAGCTGATCAGGGCTCTTGCCACCTATGACCATCTCCTCAATGTCGTTCATTACTCTGGCATTGAAGTCATTGGCATTGCCCCAGATACGAGATGAAAAACTGACTCCGGACCAGTTCTGTGATGCAATGGCTTTGGCCTGTTGCTCACTCAGTATGGTAAAGTCAAATCCCATCTCTTTTAGGTTGGACTCATACGTCTCAACCGCTATTGTATTGAGAAGGTCCTCGAGATCCTTGTTGTCCTTTACGGCAAGTCCCTCGGTTTCCTCTGCAATCTTTTTTCGTAACGCTGCATACTTCTGCAGATTGTATAGATCGGTGCGAGATACATTCTCGAGCCCTTCGCTCAATATCTCTGAATACAGAGCATCGATGTATTTGTCCAATCGGCGGAATGACCGTATGTATGACCGTCTTGTCCTCTCTGAGAGAGCCTCGGCCAACATCTCTTTATCTTCTTCCATCTTGATCGCTCTGTTCTTCCAGTATTTAGCGTTTTTCTTCTGCTTCTCCGTCATCTTCTTCTACCTCGTTGAAGTTCGCACCGAACAGGCTGAAGTCGCTCAGTTTCTGCTCCTCTACCTTCTCCAGTTCTTCCTCAACGTCGATGTCGATTGGCAGAAGTGCGAGCCTTGTCTCATCGCTGACAATTCCGTCCAGTTTGATGACGGTGTCTACTGAAGCGGAGAGATCCTGAGGCAGATTACGAGTGAATACGATGTTGATGTCCAGATAATCTGTTTCGCCAGTTACCTTCTTCATCACTCCGTAAATCAGCTCGATTCTTCTACGCAGTCCCTTCTCGAACTCGTTCTCTTTTACTCCGACTTTGTTCTCAAGCCCCATGAGTTTGTACTTCATGGCCACGCCCGATGCGTTGCTCGCAAAGTTCTCGTCTGTCATCGCAGGACAACAGCTAAACTTGTGGATGTCCTGATCAAGTCGCTTCTTTTCGTTCTCGATCCAGGTATCATTGACCGTCTTGGTAAGCCATGAGCCTTCGCCACCTTCCGGAAATACCAGCACACGGTTCTCTTTCATGCCGGCAATGTCTTCGGAGGTGGTTCCTTCCATGCCACTCAGTACGAGATACGAATCAGCGAAGTAATCCGCCTCGTTTACTGAATCGGACTCGAAACTGTCATATGCGTCTATTTCGCTTATAACCAGCTCGAAGTCGCCCTGACACTCGTCATTGTTGAAGTACGGAGTGACCGGTACCTGTCCGAATACGTGGTACTTCTGATAGATGACCTGCAGGATGCCTGCTACGTCCTTCTTGTATTTGACTATTTCGACCGGAGAATACACCTCTACGTACTCGATGTTCTGGTCATGCTCGATGTCATATGTCTGCCAGTATCTGATAACATAGATGAGCTTTTCTTCAAGGTCATCGTTGTAGATCGGAATCATGCCAATCGCCGGAAGAGCTTTGAAGCGGACATTACCCTGGTCATCGATATACGTGATGTCATATCCCTCGCCACAGATGCTCTGCCATTTAGCGATATCCTTGTTCACTGACGGCTCATCGTTGTAGTCCATGACCTCGATGTATCTTTCAATCAGTGAATCGTCCGGACCAGTGTACTGTACCGGCTCTCCAATAAAATAGCCTGTGATCATCGTCGTGATGTAGTTGGCATACGGATTGACTACACGGTTGTTTGGTTTCGACAGGTCGTCATACTTCCTGTTCAGTATTGCGTGTTTGCCCATGTAGTAGTCGTACAGTTTGATTTTGCGAGCGTTCTCTGCGCTGTCACGCTTAATGAACTTCGTTATGATGTCATTGGTTAGTATCTTGTCCTGTGAGAAAT